GGATCTGTTCCTCGATTTTTCCAATTGGTCATTGTGCTTGTATTGATACCAATGGCGCGGCATAAGTCCGTTGCTGTTAATGATTTTTCCTCAAGCAACATTAAAATACGCTGAATAATCATATAATTCTCCTGAATCCCAAAATGTGAAAAAGACTATTGACAAATTCACAAATGGGGATTATTATATAACTGTAATAAACAAATGTTTAAAACGAAATAAAAAATGTAGCAGAGATAATTGCAAATAAAAATATTTCCTCGAGTATGGCCGCCACAGCTATTAAGAGGTTGCATCATTTTGATTCACAATATTTTTCTGCCATTACAATTTTATAGCAATTTTAAACAAATGTAAATAACAAATGTTTACTGTAACGACTGGAGGTGATTTTGTGAAACGAAAATTATCCCCTTGGTGCAAAGAAGTAAAGAAGACATTGATCGACAGGGATATGACAGTAACAGATTTGTGTGATCAGGTTGGTATGTGTCGAAATTATGTGAGCCGGACTATCAATGGCGCTTCATATGCACCAGCTTTAGCTGAGACAATCAGTAAAGCATTGGATATCAATACAGAGTACACAATTTAATAGGTTGTAACTACATCATAGCATTAAAGAAAGGATAGAAAAATGTCGAAGTATGCCACGAAAGCGGCCGATAATATGTTTTGTCAGGCACGATACGAGGCGGCAAAGTTCAATGAACGATTAAGTAGCCGCGAAGGAGCTGCCGAGGAACTTGGTGTTGACCGGACAAGGCTTGCACGAATAGAACTTGGCAGTGTTACCCCTTATCCAGAGGAAGTGCTTCTGATGGCGGATATCTATAGAGCCCCTGAATTGAAAGGTAATTATTGCCGGGAAATGTGCCCTCTGGGAAAAGGAATGCCAAAGATCGAGAATCAGGATATTGATAGGATTGCACTCAGGGCATTGTGCTCATTCCGAAAGATCAACGAAGCCAAAGAACTCCTGCTGGATATTACGGCAGATGGAGTTATTACAGAGGACGAAAAGCCGGATTTAGAGAAGATTATAGCAACCTTGGATGAGGTTAATGAGGTGACTCAGAATCTGAAAAACTGGATTGAAAAATCTTTGAAATGAGGGGAGGAGATTTGATGCAGAAGAAATTATCTCCTTGGTGCAAGAAAGCTAAAATAGCAATGATTCAGAATGATATCTCTGTCAATGATCTGGCCGAAGAACTTGGCTGTTCCAGATGCTATCTTTCGTCAACTTTAAATGGAAAGAACACCAGTATAGAAATCAGAAGAAGAATCAGCGATTATCTTAATATTTCGGATTCAGATAATTAAAAGGAAGTGTTTTGATGGACCTTAAAGAAAAATTAAAAGAAATATTAAAAAAGAACTATGGAATTACATCAGACGCAGAGCTTCTGGAGGAACTGAACAATATGGAAAGTGTTGATCTTGGAATTTTTGTAACCCAGATTGATACAGAGAAGACAGCATAGATGAAGGAGGTGCGAAATTGTTTACAACAGAAGATATGAAGAAATATCATACAACAGCTGAGAGAATTTTAAATGCGTTGGATAACAGCCCGGTACCGATCAGCTGGCATGAAATGGACAGATGCGCATTACAGAGCGTTATCGCCAAAGAATTGATCTTAATTGATAAGGAGGCAAGATAATGGATGTACGCAAAGTGCAAGATGTGCGAAAGAATGTGGAACATCAGTACATTACAGAAGATTCCAAAACACGGATATATCTGTCCGTGGTGCGAGAATTTAATGAGAAGGAGTATGAGGAATATTCCAAAAAAAAGAAAAGAGCGAAAATAAAAAAGAGAATTCGCTTCTTGAAAAGGTCGATGGTTTACATCGTTCCTACAGCAGTCAGCCTTATCTTCTTCGGATATCTGAGCGATATGCTTTGCGCAATAAGGGGAAGCGCAGAACTCGGATCCGAATGGATAGCAATCCCGCTCATGTGGGTGTGGATATACGCATTGACCAGATTCGCTGTAGGAGATGCATATTAAAAGCCCCAGACGCTTAAAGGAGATATGAAGTGTAGACGGCACTCATAAATCCGCATCGGAGGCTTAAGTCAGAACTTTAAAACTTTGGTTTTGGAGCCCTTGTTTTTAAAGAACACCGTCATTTTATCACAGATTTAGGAGGTAATCAAGTACATGCAGGAAATTTCAGGAAGCTTGTCAGATGTTATAAGAGCATACAGTGATCATAACTTGCTTGTCCCTGCGGCAACAGATGTGCAGCTGAATCCTTTCTATAAATATCATGTAGAGGAAGTCGCAGTTGATTTGAGCGAAAATAGCGGTGACATTTACAAAGTCAACAGAATTCCTACTGGAAAGAAAGATGGAAAAGGAAAAGAAATCTGGCAGGATACATATTCGTTATCCAAGCCGCTTCTTAACAAACTGGCAATGGCAGCTGGTATTCAATTTAATCCACAACAGACCTACGGAAGAAAAATTGATGCGACCACATATCGGGCACAGGCTCAGGGTGCAATGCGAAAGGCAGACGGAACGTATAGATCAGAGGTTGATCAAAGAGAAATTTGCCTTGAAGATGAAGAAGATAGATTTCGTAGAGAATCCACGGATAAAGCAGTTAGGGGAATTACAGATAAGAAAGCGGCAGAAGAGGCGGCTAAGATATTTGCAGGAAAGTGGATTGACGATACAGATAAATGGGGAAATCACATAAAGGCGTATGTTATTGCCGAAAAAGATAGGGAACGATACATAGAACGTTATGTAAAAGTAAATATGGCCCTGTTAAGAAAATCTTGGGCTGAAAAAGCGCTGACCGGAGCCAAACTTAGAGTCATCAGAGCATTACTGGGAATCAAAAGCTGCTATACGATAGACGAATTAAAGAAGAATTTCGCGATCCCAACAGTAATATTCTCTCCGGATTATTCAGATCCACAGGTCCGGCAGGCAATGCTGATGCAGGGTATGAATTCTGTAAACAATATGTTCGGAATGCCTCAGATTGAGGTTAAGAATGTAGATTTTGCCACAGATAGCAATATTATCGATGAAGGTGACTTGGACAATCCGGCGTTTACTTCGGAACTTCAGGATGAAGATATGGGCGAAATTCAACAGGAAGCATTTGCCCAGCCCGAACAGGAAGAGCCGAATGAACCGGATCCGCAACCAGAGGAAGACAGAACTGCAGATTTTCAGTGCTCCAGATGCGGTACGATCATAAATGAAAAGGTTTATGAATATTCCATCAATAAATTTGGAGAGCCATTGTGTATCAAATGCCAGAGAGGAGGCGGACGCAGATGAGCGCTCCGAATAATCTTACTGGAAAACACTTTAATCGGTGGACAGTTATAAAAAGAGCAGGGAGCAATAAAAAAGGAAACTCTCTGTGGGAGTGCCGATGCGAATGCGGAACAATTGCAATTGTGGTTGGATATAGCCTGACAGGTGGAACCAGCAAAAGCTGTGGCTGTGCTCAAAAAGAATCTGTATCCAAAATGAATACGACTCTTAAAAGAACTCATGGTAAAAAGAATACAAGGCTATATCGCATATGGAGAGGCATGAAAGCAAGATGTTTTAACAAAAATTCACCTGATTATGACTCATATGGTGGCAGAGGCATTACTGCTTGTAAGGAATGGAAGCATGATTTCATGAATTTCTATGCCTGGGCTATTGATAATGGATATGATGATTCATTATCGATAGACCGAATTGAGAATAATGGAAATTATGAACCTGGTAATTGTCGATGGGCTACAGCTTCAGAACAAAACAGAAACAGGAGGACATATAAATGGAAGAAAAACAGATGAATTTTAAAATTTTGGGAACAGCTGACTGGCATATTGGTGAGTTTAAAGGACCAGTAATAGATGGCGTGAATCTTCGATCACAGGATACCATTAATTGCCTTGATTATATGGTTGATATCGCAAGAGATGAACGACCGGAAATTGTGTGTGTATCTGGAGATATTTTCCATCAGGAGCAGATAGGACCTGTTAGATACTCAAAAGAAATTCTTGTAGCTACCAGAATTATTAAAGAACTCGCAAGTGTTTCCAAATATGTTGTAGTTATGCGAGGAACTGTAAATCATGATGGAAATGGACAGTTCAAAGTATTAAAAGAAATGTTATCTTCAGAGAAAAATGTTTCTGTTGTTACAGAACCTACCGTGATAAAGACACCACTGGCAGATATTGCCTGCATTCCGGGATTTAATAAGCAGGAGTTCAGATCAAGATTCCCTGGTCTGTCTGCAGATGAAGAAAACGAAGCATGGACAAGCTATATATCCAGTATGGTAATGGGGCTTCGAGCTGAATGCCATAAAACATCTATCCTGATGGCACATTATACCGTACCTGGTTGCAATATGGAATCCGGCCAGACTTCATTCTTTACAAATTTTGAACCGGTTATTCCGAGAGAAGCATTGGAAGCTGCTGGGTATGAAGCAGTGCTCCTGGGACACATACACCGCCCGCAGATACTTAATGGTCTGCATAATGTATTTTACTCCGGGGCTATTAATGCTATGAATTTCAATGATGAAGGACAGGAGAGAGGTTTTTGGATTCACGAGTTCAGTGATACAGGAAAGCTGACGAAAGGACATAATTGCATCACACCATACAGACGGTTCTATACAATCACATGGGATACAGAAGAAGTGGAAGCTTATATCCGAGAGGGAGTGATGTATCTTCATAGATTGGGATTTCCGGAAGATGTGACAGATAAGATTGTTCGAGTGCGGTATTCCTGTACATCCGAACAGAAGAAACAGTTAAATATTCCTGCACTGCAGAAAGATCTGTATGAACTGGGAGCGTTTTATGTAGCTGATATTGAGGCAGAGAATGCTATTGATGTTACGAACAGAGGGTTGCTCTCAGAGGAAAGCGACCCGACTTTAAATCTCAAGAAGTATCTGGAAGAAAAATGCTTCAAGAATCCGGATAAGATCGTAGAACTGGCAGAACCGATTATTGCGGAAGCAATGAAACAGAGCACAACTGCAGAGATTCACGGAGTATTTCGACCGATTTCAATAGCTGTCCGTAATTACAGAAATTATAAAGAAGAAAAATTTGATTTTGCTGATATATCTTTCTGTACGATCAACGGTGTAAATGGAGCAGGAAAGAGCAGCTTATTCATGGATGCGATTGTTGACTGCCTGTTTGAAGAAACTCGAGAGGGAGACAACAAAGCGTGGATCCGCGGTACAGAAGATGCAAGAAGCGGTTCTATAGAATTTGTATTTGACATTGGAGATAAGAGATTCAGGGTCGTACGTACAAGAACTAAGTCAGGAAAACCGACGTTGAACCTGTCTCAGTATGAAGAAAATGAATGGCGAAACATCTCAAAGGAGCGAATTGCTGATACTCAGGCAGAGATAGAGAAGCTTCTCGGTATGGACAGCATGACATTCCGAAGTTGCGCTTTAATCATGCAGGACCAGTACGGATTATTCTTGCAGGCTAAAAAGGACGAACGTATGGCAATACTTGCGAAACTGCTTGGTCTTGGAATCTATGGAGTTATGGAACTGGATTCAAAAAAGAAACTCTCCGAACAGAGAAAAGAGCTGGCTTCGAAAAAAGAAGCTGTCAGAATCAAAACGGATTTTATCAAATCCAAAGGAGATCCGGAATCTGAACTGCAGAAAGCAGAGGAAGATATTCAGCAGCTTAATAAAGATATTGAGGATTTAAGAGATACTCAAGGACAGTTGCTGAATAAACATACTCAGATTGCAAAAGCAGAGCAGGAGTGCCGCAAAGCTTCGGAAGAATTGGATGATTGTCATAAGAGACGCAGATCCATTTCAGATGAAATCTCAAGTAAGACGCAGATTTTAGAAAGCTGTAATGTCGCATTGGAATCAGCGAATGAGATCAGAGAAAAAGCCGCCGAATATAAACAGTTGTCCGAACAGATCATAGAGCTGGAGAAAGACGTTCTTAATCATGACAATACAAAAAGAAATCTTGCTGGGTATAATGCTGACATCCAGAATTGCCAGAATATCATAAACGATGCAAAGCGTCGAAATAACGACATTGCGAATCTTATTGAACAGCTTAAAGCAGAACTTCCGGATAATTTGGAAGAAAAACTGACGGAGCTGGCTCAGGTGAGGATACAATGCGAGGAACTGCAGGAAAAAAGATATTTGGTTTCTGTTGCGGAGCAGGAACTGCAACAGATAAGAGCAACGTATTCTCAGCGTATATCAGAAGCAGAGAACAGGCGGAAATATCGTTTGGACAGAATTTCCGAGATAAGACAGCAGGAGGAATTTATGAAGAATTCCGGTTGCCCTGATATAGATGGAGCAAGCTGCAGGTTTCTCGCAAAAGCAATCGATGATGTAAAGAGTTTACCAGAAGAAGCGGACCATCTGGAAAAATGCGAGGAAGAAATAGTAGCATTGAGGACCAAACGAGACGAAGAAATATCCAAAAAACAGGATGAAATTTGTATTATCGGATATGATGCTGAAAGATTAGATCTTTTGACAACAAAAGCAAGTATGCTTATGAAATATGAAAACCTGAAAAAGGATGTCGAGAAAAAGAAACTTGAAATCGCCCGTTTAGAGACAGAAAAGGACACCAACAGTAAAACGATAGGGCAGTATGAAGAAAGCCTCTTAGAGCTCAATATAAAGGCCCAGAAAGCAACTGATATTGTTGATATGTTATCTGATTCCGTTATTAAGTACGATGATGCTGTATGTAAAAGAAATTCGGTGGCACATTTTGCAGACCAGGAAAAGGAACTTCCGGTGTATGAAGAAAGAAAACAGCATATTGACAAGAGACTTACTGAATTATATCAGGAGCGGAGCGAGGAAGATGCCAACGAACTTGTTTTATATAACAATCTTCGTGAAGCGGAAATAGAACTGGAAGAACTAAGAAAAGATATTGAAGGCAGTGAAGCTCTTGAAGAGGTTGAGAGAAGATTAAAATCTGCAAAAGAAACTCTGGAAAAAGCGCAGATTCAAAAAGGCGTACTAACACAGAGAGTTGAAGATGTTGAGGCGATGCGTTCTGAAATAGCTCTTTTGAATAAAGGTATTGCTGTTGCGGCTGAGAAAGCTGATTGCTACGAGGCTTTGAAACAGGCATTTTCGCAGGATGGCGTTCCACATCAGATCATCCGAAATATTATTCCTCACATTACTGATACTGCAAACAATATCCTTGGATCTATGACAGGCGGAACTATGGGAGTGGAATTTGTGATGGAACGTACCGTCAAAGGTAAAGACGGTGACAGAGCTACCCTGGATGTACTAATCAATGAGTACGGAAGGACAACTCTCCCATATGCTTCAAAATCCGGAGGAGAAAAGGTAAAGGCTTCACTTGCCATTATCCTTGCACTGTCTGAGATTAAAGCAACCTCTGCAGGTATCCAGCTTGGAATGCTGTTTATAGATGAACCTCCATTTCTTGATGATGATGGCACCCAGGCCTATGTAGATGCACTGGAAACAATCAGACAGAGATATCCAGATGTAAAGATCATGGCGATTACCCATGATGATGCTATGAAAGCCCGATTCAACCAGTCTGTAACGGTAATCAAAACAGAAGACGGCTCCAAGGTTATTTACTAAGGAGGCACGTATGGGTAAAAGATACTATTGGCTTAAGCTGCCGGATGATTTCTTCCGGCAGAAGCCTATCAAAAAGCTTCGTAAGATCGCAGGAGGCGATACATACACAATTATCTATCTCAAGATGTTGCTGATATCCCTGAAAAATGAGGGAAAACTCTTCTTCGATGGAGTAGAAGAGAATTTTGCGGAAGAAGTTGCACTTGAACTGGACGAAGAAGAGGAAAATGTAAAAGTTACAGTTCGGTTCCTCATGGCACAAGGGCTCCTGCAATTGATAGACGAAAGTGAATATGAACTTACAGAATGCTCCAGAATGGTAGGATCTGAAAGCGCAAGTGCTGAAAGAATGAGACGTCTTAGAGATAAAAAAGCGTCACAATGTGACATTGGTGTGACGCAACAGTTACACCTCAGTGACGTAGAGAAAGAGATAGAGATAGAGAAAGATAAAGAGATAGAGAATAAATACATTTGCCCGGAGGTGAACTCCGGACAGCCGCAACCGAAGGTGGAGATAGAGCCAGTTGCGGAGAACAGGACGAAGGTGGAGATAGAGCCATCCTGTTCAAAGGCTGAGTTGAAGGTGGAGACAGAGCCGGCTCAGGCGGATGTATTTATCAAACTGCCGTTGATCAATGGGGATGATTACCTGGTGACAAAAGAATATGTCAAAGAGCTTAAAGAACTATATCCGGCAGTTGATGTTGAACAGGCATTGCGCAGTATGCGAGGATGGTTGGATTCAAACCCGAAAAATAAAAAGACTCCGAGGGGGATTAAGAGATTTATTACAGGCTGGATATCCAGAGATCAGGACAAAGCGCCTCGTGTGCCAGATAAGCCAAAGCCTGTTTCTCAAAACCGCTTTAATAATTTTCACCAGAGAGATTATGACTTTGCAGAGTATGAAAGGCAGTTGTTGAAACGTGAATGAAGAAAAGATTACAGGTACTGAAAAAGAATTTTTGAATGTATTCAAACAGCTTTGCATCAGCAGAAGTTCATGGCAAGTCTGGGCCGATCTTATGGCGGCAATGGCCTGCACACTGGCGAATTCAGTCAATAAAACACTCCCGGCATATGCAGAGCGGGAAAAAGAGTACACGGAGTGTATTGAACGTCTTGGCGGAGTAGAGAAACCGGCAAAGTGTTTTGCGATTGTCGTAGAGGCGCTGGAAAGAAATCCAGATCAGGATTTCCTCGGAAGATTGTATATGAGTCTCGAACTTGGAAATCACTGGAAAGGACAGTTTTTTACACCGTATAATGTCTGCAGATGCATGGCAGAGTTGACGATACATGACAATATGCAGAAACTGCAGAACAAAGAATGGGTATCTGTTAACGATCCTGCCTGCGGAGCCGGAGCAACACTTATAGCAGCGGCGAATACATTTCGCCGAAAAGGGTTTAATTACCAGACTCAAGTGCTGTTTGTTGCAAATGATATTGACCGGGTAACTGCACAAATGTGTTTTATACAGTTGTCGCTTCTTGGCTGTCCAGGATATGTAGCAGTTGCAAACACACTATCAAATCCAGTAGCAGGCAATACACTTATGCCAGAGGAAAGACCTGAACAGGAATTCTGGTACATGCCATTTTATTTCAGACCGGAGTGGAACATGAGGAGACAACTTCAGATTCTCAGACGCAGACAGCGGCGCCCTACCTTATTTGGAAGAGCACCGGAACAGATAACATTTCATTTTGATTTCGAGAAAGGAGAATACAAATGTCAGAACAGTTAAAACAGGAAGTGGACACTGCTGAAATCGACCGTTTAGAGACGGAAACGGACGTGGACAGTAAAACGATAGGGCAGGACGAAACAGAACTACCAGAGAGCAAATTAGAGGACGAGAGCGGCAATGAAGTGAAAGCAGAGGATACTGTGTATTTGGGGAAAGCTTCACTTGCTGAGATTCTTACAGGAATGGCGGATCCAACAGAAGAGGAAATTAGAGCTGCAGAAATTGAGAATGCAAAGCCGGTAAAGCAGAAGGCTAAAGAAAAACTGGAAGCTGAAAAGAAAAAAGCAACCCAGAAGAATTTTGCGGATCCGATCATTGCTTATCTGTTGAAAAGATGCGAAGAGAATCAGGGACTTGCTGAGGACGTAATGCAGGAGGGCAAGACCTGGAACAAGTGCTTTAACTATATTGTCGAACAGGCCAGAAAGCAGTCGAATGGCAGAAGTACAGCAGTTGAAGACCGAGTTGTGTATGAATGGGCCGAAGATTATTACCACAAGTATGAAAAACCGGAAACCGCCAAAAAGGAAAAAGGCAAAAAGCCTGCGACAACAAAAAAGACAGAAGCACCAGCTAAAAAAGTCACAGAAATCAAGAAAGATGTCCAGAAAACAAAGAATGATTCTGAGGCTTCTGAAAAGCCAGCGAAAAAAGATGCTGCATCTAAGCAGCAGAAAACTGAAAAAACAGGTACAAAAAGCAGCGGCCTGAACGGTCAGATGTCACTGTTCGATCTTCTGTAGGAGGATGTCACATGGAAAAGAGAAAATTAGCACAGATTCCAAGAGAAGAAGCCACAGACGAAATGGTCAGGTTTGCGGAACGAGCTGCGGGAACGCATATTGTTACAACCAGAGATATAGAAAAAGACCTTTTAATGGTGACATTCTATCCCATTGACAAATTGAAGAAAGGAGAAAAGGGTGCTCAGTTAAGAACATTTTTCTCCAAGAATGATTACATATCACAGGATCTGGCCTCTGAAAGAGTGAAATGGCTGACTGCAGCTTTTGATCGGATGGAATGTATTCGCCTGTATGAATATCACTGGGATAGAGATAAGGGGAACAGATATACCCCGAACATGTTTTTCTGGACGGATGCAGACATTGATCGTATGCGTGGATTTTTCAAAGAATGGAGTACAGAAAAAGATGTTAAAGACTGGACAGCTGTGACACGTTTTCAGGACATGGTCAAACAGCGACGACTGGATGAAAAACATGCCAAGGAGACAAATCCTATTGATACAGTCATGGGAACAGTCAAGGAAATTCCGGAGGACTTCAAGAAATGGGTATCGGAAAAAGCGATGTCATTCAGCAGATATCTGATTTACTCAACAAGATCAAAGAATGAGGCTCTGGTGCATTGCACTCATTGTAATGGGGTGACACTGGTAGACAGAACGAAAATTCGGTTAAGAAATAACGAGAAGGGGATATGCCCCCTTTGTGGAAGTCCGGTCACCATTAAAGCCAGAGGCAGGATGCCGGCACATATATGGGACAAAAGGATAGTTTCATTCATCGAACCAAGAGAAGAGGGGTTCCTGTGGCGATATTTCTCGGTCCATAGAGAGGTGAAACAGGATGGAAAAACGAATGACAGTCTGCTTGAAATCGTAAGGACGTTTTACAAATTTGCACCGAACGGAACGCCATGCACCGGCAGTTATGAATACAGAGAGTATAAACAGACTGGTATTGTGCGGTGGTGTACAGATGAAGGGTACAGAGAAAGGTCATACTGCGCCTTATATCCGGGAAACCTGCCGGAAGCATGGAAAGATACTCCAATGAAATATTCAGCACTGGAGATTTTGTCAGAGAATAGACCGAGCGAACAGATACATTATGCCAATGCTATTTACAGATATCAGGAGTTTCCACAGCTTGAATGGTTTATAAAAATGGGTCTGTATAAACTGGCCGCGCATCTGATCAATAAGATTCATGACGGGGCATTTGAATATAATAGCCGGAATGGAATCAGGGGACTCAGAAAAAACGGAAAAACAATATTTGAAATACTCGGGCTCACGAAGGAGAACACACGAATCCTGCAGTCTATTGATGGGAACATTGATGAATTGAGGCTATTGCAGGAAGCGCAAAGCTCCGGATACAACCTGAAAGCGGAAGAACTGGAACGGTTCTATAAACTCTTTGGATGCAATACAACGCTGATACGGAAAGAGAACAGGAAGTCAACTATTCATAAAATCTGCAGATATATTGAACGCGAAGGAGCTGATTATCGTGTAGGGGAGAATGGCCATTGCTGGCGATATTCTTATATGCAGCATAAAGAAAGACCGGATATCCGGGAAGAGCGCCTACAAAACTGTGCTAAAGACTGGCTTGATTATCTGAGCTGGTGCAAAGAGCTGAAATATGACCTCACCAATATGTTCTTCTATTTCCCGAAGAATTTCAAAAAAGTTCATGACAGGACAGCTGCGGAATATCAGGCAGTACAAGATAAAAAGGCCGCAGAAAAGAAACGCCGGGAAGAAGAACGGATAAAGCGAGAGGCTGAGGCCATGAAAAAACTTCTGGAGGAAATGCTCAAAGAGAATGCCGGCATAGATAACGCTTTCCTGATAAAAGGAAAAGGATTGATATTGAGAGTGCCAAGAGATGCACAGGAAATCAAGAATGAAGGAGCTGCCCTTCACCATTGCGTTGGAACTTACGTTGACCGAGTGGCCAAAGGGCAGACACACATCTTCTTTGTGCGCAGAGTGGAAGAACCTGATACACCATATTTCACAATGGAATATAACAATGGTCGCGTGATCCAGTGCAGGGGAAGCCACAACTGTGGGATGCCGGCATCGGTTAAAGCTTTCGTAGCTGCGTTTGAGAAGTTGATGAAAGAACGGGAAGAAAAGACAGAAAGGAAGTGCGGGTAATGGCTAAGCAGATCATAAGGAGCATTCGTAAAGGCTCGGTACAGTGGAATGAAGAAGACAGACTGCAGATGGTTTCAATGCTGGCGAAAGCAGGATATGCAGTTCAGATCGTAAGAAAAGAGATTCCAAGCAGTGAAACTAGAAAGACAACGCAGTATGAATATGTAATCGAATATGGGGAGAAGGTGGAGTAATGAAAGTTATGAAGCCTATTTTCAGAACAAAACAGTATATCAAATACGGATTCGTAAAGATGGAACATGAGTATTACTGTTGTCCTAAGTGCCGGAACATATTAAATGCAGGTCCGAATTATCAGCCAGAATTTTGCGACAGATGCGGACAGGCGCTTGATTTCTCAAATACAGAATGGAAAGAAGATAGACAGATCGGGTTCGTAGAGCCAGAAGCCGTGTAAGAAAGGAGATAGAATGACTAAGAAAAGTTGTAGAAGAACAATGGATGAAAATAAAATCCACGAGAAAGCAGTAAAAATGAGAAAAAAGACAGATGAACAGCTGGTTCATTATGTGGAAGACAGAGTGGAGAAAGCCAGAAGTGAAGGGTTCAACGAAGGCAAGGCTTTAGCTAAAAATACAGCAAAGGAGTTTA